TCCTTTTTCAATTGCATTGTAGTATTCGATTAAATAATTCATTCATTTGCTCTCTTAAGAAATTCATCAAATGCATCATCTCCGTCATCTACTTGTGTTCCAAGAATAGTGTTTAATGTCTTAATCACAGTACCATATGAATTAACAAGTTTCGTATAATATTTCGCTGCTTCAGTTTGTCGTTGCATTCCTTTAATTGATATCTGGATAGCCCCATGCTTTCTAATTTGCTCTTGTAACTTATCAAGTTCCACTTTCATAAATGCAGCTTGATTAATTAGGTTGTCCACTAACTCTGTCTTTGATTCATCGACCAAAGAAAAAAGCGACTTTAATCGCTTGTATTCCTTTTCTATATTCATAGTTTGTTTAAATCCTTAATATATGCTTCTACAGATTTCTGGTATTCAACATCTTTATCTAAGTTGTACTTCTCGTTGATTGCATGACTTAATTTATTCAGTAGTGGTATTAACTCTTCATTCAAATCACCAATCTTTTTTATATCCCTCGATTGTAGATCACGAGCATGTGTTACTTCTTCTCTAAAAAATTTTAGTTTGAACCATTCTTCATCTGAAAGTCCATCCCTTAATTCTGCTTCATATAACTTTCTAGCTTGAAAGATTGCTAGATGATAAAACGACATATTTAAATCAATATATGCTGGGTGAATTCGAGCAAACTCATCACCAGAAACCCCTAATTTAGTGAATACTTTTGTGATTTTATTTGTTATGTATTCTAATATCATTAAGCTTCTTAGATAGTTTTCTTCTAATGCTTGCACATTTTCACCTTCTTAAAATTAAATCTCAGATTTTCAAAAAATATGGCTCGTGTTTTTTAATTGCCCACCTGTACGGTACCCCTTCAAAAATGTCCATGACTAGCTGGGGGGAGTCCTTTTGATTGCTTACTTCTTTTGATTCTTTCAAAAACTCTATTAAAATCAACATAAATAGAAGAATTACAACATCCTACTACACTAGCTTCTATTAAAGCATCATCTCCAAAAACCTTATGCACTTCAATAAAAAAATCCTCAATATTATAGTTAGTATTGACTTTTTTAGCACTATTGAATTCTTCCTCTGCCATTTTGTTTATTTCAGTAAGCATATCAAGATTTGCATTTAAAGATATCTGTGCTTTTAAATTTGTCAACTTGTGAAATGAGTCCATTATAAACACCTACTTTTATAAACATTATACCAAACAACACTTATTTATTCGAGGTTATCTTGAAATGAAATTACCATCTTCATCAAATTGTTTCTCTTTAGAGAATCGCTTATGCTCATCATTGTGACATTTCTTACACAAGAACTCCAAATTTTCTTGATGCAAGCTGATTGATGTATCCATTACATTTTGAACTGTAAGTCTTGTTTTATGATGAACATCTTCTCCTAATGCACCACATCGTTCACACTTTCCATTAGCCTCTCGTATCTTGAGTTCTCTAGCTACTTGCCAAGGAATTGACTTATAAAACCTGTGCAGTTCTTTAGGCTTTCTCATATAGCTTTCTCAATTCAGTAATCTTATCATCTACATGCTCCCAACGAACTTTCAAATCTTCTCTACCAAAGTGGCCATAAGCTGCTAACTCTTGGAACTTGACGTTGTCTAGCTCAAGTTCTTTTTTAATGTGTTGTGGTCTGAAATCAAATACCTGGTTAACAAGGTCTTGAATTTTGCTGTCGCTTATAACTCCTGTACTGAATGTATTTACGTAGACACTTACTGGCTTTGCTATACCAATTGCATAACCTATCTGTATCTCGCAGTGTGTGGCCAAACCTGCCCCTACAACGGCTTTTGCTACGAATCTGGCATAATAAGCCGCACTGCGATCAACCTTGCTTACATCCTTGCCAGAAAAGGCTCCTCCGCCATGCTTTGCATAGCCACCATACGTATCAACAATAATCTTTCTACCTGTTAATCCTGAATCTGCATAAGGTCCACCTACAACAAACTCACCTGTAGGATTAATTAAAATTTCAGCTTCTTTGATCGTGTGATCATCAAATACTTTTGTTAAGACTTCATTAATAATGATATCTTCATATAGTTCTCTTCGTATCCAGGATTTCGTTTGTGCTGAAACAATGATTGTTTGAACTTTCTTTGGTCTTCCATTTTCGTATACAACTGACACCTGACATTTGCCATCTGGACCAAAGATATGAGAATAATGTTCTTTGCGAATTTTATCCATTTCTTTGGATATCTGATTAGCTAGCATAATTGGTAATGGCATAAATTCTTGTGTCTCATTACATGCACAACCAAACATAATCCCTTGATCGCCTGCTCCTTGCTCATGTGATTCAGATGAATTTACTCCAAGAGCTATGTCTGGTGACTGTTTGCTTATCTTTTCCATAACTACAAAGTTATCTTCATAGCCAATTTCGTGCAGCTTCTTTTTTGCAATATCAGTATAATCAACTTTTGCAGTTGTTGTTACTTCTCCAAAGACAAAAACTAAATCATCTTTGATTGCTGTTTCAACTGCTACTCGTGCGTTTTTATCTTGTTCTAAAATCGCATCTAGTATTGCATCACTGATTTGATCACATACTTTATCTGGATGTCCACTAAATACGGATTCACTTGTTATGACTTGCATTGATTATTTATCCTTTCATATTAAAATTTTTTTTATTGTTCTTTGGTATAATAGATATAAATACATATCACTTGGAGGATAAAATGGAAATACAGAAGCAAAAGTTTTTTTATAACAATCTTATTCCTTTACAATCTGTTAAAGAAGGTACGGACATGCGAGTTGGTCCTGGCATTGTTCATTATGCTGCTCTAGATATTTCTAGTGATGAATATGGCTTGAATGACAAGCAATATATTTTTTGTGCAATTACAGATAATTATAATATTGAAATTGTTGAAAAAAAAGATGCTTATATGCATATTCACACACGCTTTATAGCATTTTGGGCTAACAGCGATTTTGATGTGATTAAAAAATCTTTAGAATTACTATTAAATCAACGTGAATATCATTTATTGACAAGAATTGATAGTAAAACGGGAAAACTTATGGTTAAACTAGCTTATACTGCAAATTTTTATAGTAATGGAGTTGAATTGCCAGCTTATAATGAAGAAGATGTTAAAGAAATTTTACAGTGGATAAAACATAGAAAGCATTCTGATGACATTGAATGATTTTCCTTATTAACATTATTTAACAGAGCCTACTGACGAAGTAGGCTTTTTTATTTACTCTTTGATAAATCCATATTCATAAAGTCGATTATGTGTAATGATCACTCGTTTGCTACTTTTTTTGTGTAATCTCCCATGCTGTGTAAACCGAACGGTATGAACAATCCCAAGTATCAAGAATAACTCCATCAATGCAAGCTGTTATATGTCCTGCCATTTTTAAGATGTAAGTTCCTTTAGGATGCAATTCTGTAAAATCGCTACCTTTGAGTCTTGGTTCTCCTTTTACTGGTTTGAATATGAGTCTTGGATAATCCTTCAAGTAATCATATAAGAATTTGGTGTCCTTATATGCTGAATGTCCGAGATCTCTTTTTGCCTGATTTAGTTCTCTTCTGCATTCGAGATAGTCTTTGTTGGTTGCTGTTGCGATTGCTCTAACAACACAATCTCCTGTTTTGATTCCTTTCGGATGTGCATTAAATTCTTTAAACATAAATAGCCTCCTTTAATTTGGTTACTCTATATATCACTCTAAAGGGACTAAATAGCAAGTCCTTTTTTCACTATAGTGACTTATTTACAAAGTAATCAAAATGGCTAATCGGAGTTCTTTCTCCGTTACGTATCAAATAGCAATTTTCAATTGATTCTTTATGTTTGATATAACGTTTGACAATAACATCAACAAACTTTTCATCAAGTTCCATTAAGAACGATTTACGATCAAGTTGATCAGCTGCAATCATTGTTGAACCTGAACCACCAAATAGATCTAATACTAATTCGTGACGTCTTGATGAGTTGCTGATTGCTTTTCCAACTAACTCCAAAGGTTTCATCGTTGGATGTTCTTCATTCTTTCTAGGTTTGTTATATTCCCAAATGGTATCTTGAGAACGATCATCTATAAAGAAATGAGCTGCTCCTTCTTTCCAACCATAAAGAATAGGTTCATGTCTCCAGTGATAATCTTGTCTACCAAGCACTAAAGCGTTCTTTACCCAGACTAAGCACTCTGCTAATTTGAAGCCAGCATTCTTGAATGCATTTCTAAAGTTAAGGCCTTCAGTATCGGAATGACAAACATAAATTGCACCGCCTGGTTTTGTATGCTTGAACATATTCTGAAACGCGTTGTATAAAAAAAGATAGAAAGTATCATCTTCCATCTTATCGTTTTTAATCTTTCCAGCAGTTCCTTCGTAATCCACATTATAAGGTGGATCAGTAAACAACATATCAACAACTTGTTCGTCAAGCAATGTATCTACTTGTTTTGCGTCAGTTGAATCACCACACATCACGCGATGCGTACCAAGTTCATAAATATCACCAAGTTGTGAGAATGGTACTTCTGGTATTTCAGCATCGACATCGAAATCATCATCAGCTGCATTATCTGGAAGTAACTCTTCCATTTCTTCAAATCCAAACTGAAGCATATCCATATCAATTTCTGATAACTCCGCTTCAAGTCTAGATAAATCCCAAGTCGCAAGTTCAGCTGTTTTATTATCTGCTAAGCGAAATGCTTTGATTTGCGCTTCATTTAAATCATCTGCGATAATACATGGGACCTCTATCAAATCTAGCGACAGAGCGGCTTTTAAGCGCGTGTGACCCGCTATAATGACGTTGTCACTTGTAATCACAATAGGAACTTTAAAACCAAATTCCTTAATTGAGTTAGCAACCGCATCAATAGCAGATTCATTATTTCTTGGATTGTTTTCGTACTCTTGGAGCTCTGTTACTTTCTTCATCACGATATTCATTTACCCATACCTCCTCACCATTTTCTATTCGTTTGGCCATAAGTTCAATTTCTGCTTTCTTTTCGTTATACTCAATACCAAACTTTGTAATTAACAAATATTTAATTGCTGTAATATCAGGAAGCGACTGCTTTTTATACTTTGTGATACGCTTCTTAGTACCTGTCTTGGTTTCCTCAATTACAGTTTGTGTTTCTTCATAATCAAATCCAACAGCTCGTTGATACATTGCATCAATTAGCTTTTCTTTTAATTCCTCATCACCGTACTGAAATGCTGCATTCAGTTTAGGATGTACTTTTCTTAATTTGATGATCGTTTTTTCTGTGATACCTAAATATTCAGCAACCTGTCTTTGAGTCGCTCTCTTCGATATCATTTCGGATATCGCTTTTAATTTAGTATTTAGATGTCCAGATTCTTCCCATCGCTCATATAGATCAAGCATTTTTCCTTTCATTCAATCACTCCAACTGTAGTTAATAAACTGTAATAGTTCACCAGTTGGAATACTACAAGTATCTCTGCAAAAACAAAAAAGAATCCATTTCTGAATTCTGATTGTTTCTAGGCTGGTCTTATAGCCAGTATTCCATATTGTTTATAGCTTTGCTCAGTTTAATCATAACACACCCTTGACAAATTCACAACGGTCCATGACGGTCCATAGTGGTTCAATTTAAGCATAAGCAAAGATTTCTTCTTGTACGTTAGTTGCATAGATTATTTCTTGAAGCAATTCGTTCTGATCTGATGTTTTAGCTTCAACAAAAAGTCGCTTGTCGTCTAAACTAATCTTATTTGATTCACAGAGTTTAATTGTATATCTGACAATAAGATTTCTAATCACCATCATCTCTTCATCAGTAATCTCTATTGCTAAATCACTATTGCTATACCTTTCAAAAAACTCAACGACTTTTTTGATAGAACTTAATGACATATTTTGTGTTTGCATATGATTAAAGTATTCAGTTAATTCAGGATTATAAATTATTACTTCACTTTCTTCTATGTTGACTTCTTCTTGTTTCTTATCAATGGAGCGCTTCTTTAAATATGTATATAATTTATAAGAACCATAACCAACCGCTGCAACACCTACAACAACCAAAGTTCCAACAGCAAACTTGTTTCTTAAAGATACGGATGTGCTCTTTGTTACAGCAACACTAGTTGATGCTTTAGCAGCCTCAATAATAGCTTGATTAGAAGAGTCAGTATTATTACTAATAGCATCTTGTAAATGTTCTACAATTTTACCTGTAGCTGCATTTCTAATGACTCCACCAGTTCTAACAAATTCTCCTGTTGCTAAGCCAGCAAAAGCAAAGTCACTGATATTAAATTTTGGTTGAATTACTTGCATGAAAAAGCACCTCCATAATTAACAACGTTTTCTTTATATTGTACACTGTTTTTTATATTTTTAATAGTTCTAGAGCATTTTTATGCCATCTTTTTAGTGTCGATAAAGATACATACATCTTTGCTGCAATATCATTCCAACTTAACCAATCAATGTAGCGATAGATGAGTAATTTTTTAAGTTCTGTATCTTCTAGTTCATCAATAACAGATATGATTTCACATTTAATGATTGGATGTTTTCTTTTCATGTCTTCAATCAATAGTTCTTGTTCTAATGCCTTATGTATCCACTTAGTAAAGGGTGCATCTAAACTCTTAGTCCCATCAACGCGAATCGCATCAAAATTACAACCAGGAATTGAGTTAGCTAGACGATTGTATTCATAGACTTCTTCTTGCATGCGTTGAATCTTAAGTTCTGTATAATGATATCTACTTAGATAGTCTTTTACATTCATCTCAATTCCTCCTTGATTTTACTTAATAATTTTATTTCAATTGAAATACCTGTCGGATCGTCTGACCACAATTTTTCAACATGCTCGACGACTACTTGTGCATCATCTATCCAAAAGCCAACTTCCGTCATACAGTCCTTCAGCATTTTTTCTAAGTTATCGGTATCAGGCTTTGTAACTCTCCACTCGTAATGCCTATGTCTTTTACCTTTAGGAAATCTCCATATGACATTTAACTCTAGTGGACCATCTATTGGTTTTTCTGGTTTAAAAGGTTTCAAATGAGTGATTAGTTCTTTTCTAGCTTTCTTCAACTTCTCTGGTTTATAGAATATCGGTTTATGATTAACAAGAGCAACCTTGTTCTCTTGAGCAGTAATTGTTGGTGGATCTAATAGTAGGAATATTTTCATGGCTGACTCCTTTTTTTATTTTTTTAGGTGAAGAAAGGCAAGTGCTGACGATGATGCATTTGTTTGGGATAGGGCAGGCTTTCAAGCCCTATCCTACAAACATGCGTCAGCGTGTTGTTGCAACACATATATATAAGGCCTAACGGCAGCAATTTGTCGATAGGGTTTTTTGCCCTTTATGCTGCAGTATTATGCAAATAGGGTATTTTTCCTTTCGGCAACATTATTCTGCAATAACTTTTTGCACCCTCATAACCCTTCCTTTTGAACATACATACTCATCACCGAATTCATTTAGTCGTTTACGTACAGTACGTTCAGCTAGACCTAGATAGCTCATCAAATCAGTCAGTGCACAACTACCAGTTCCTGCAGATTCACTATCAAACGCATTATCAAACTCATCTTTCCTTGATTCAGGTGTTTGATTCCTTTTCCCACTTTTTTCTAAATTCGCTTTAGGATCACCATCAGCATAGTGCTTAGCGAGTATACCTTTATCATCAACTCTATGTATCGGATATTCAAACCAAAAATTTACTGGTTTAAAGTTTTGAAACTCACGTAAACTACTTTCTAAACGCCATGCAGTCGATGTCATTACATCAGCATTCAAAGCCATAAATTCATCACTTGTTTCAAGCTGAATCATATCGAGTTGTGCATCTGGATCACGCGCGAATACTCCAGAACCAGAAGCTCTATCCATTGCTCTTTTAAATCCTTGAGCTCCTTTTGAGTGGTGATGACTGTAGATGACTGTACAACCTGTCTCTTTACAAATTTTATCGAAGAGGTTCGTGAATGCGCCCATTTGAGAAGCATTGTTTTCATCTCCAGTAATGACCTTGTAAATTGGATCAATGATTATTGCTTCGTACCCCTTATTTGCAACCTTTCGAATGATTTTTGGTGCTAGTTTATCAAGAGGCATTGAGCTTCCTCGAAGACTCCAAACAACAAAATCTTCCTCATATTTCGGTTCTACACCGAGTGCGAAATGTATTTCATCAATTCGATTACCACAGCTTTTTTCATCAATCTCTAAATTCACATAAAACACTCTCGTCTTTTTGCATTGAAAACCTAGCCATTTTCGTCCTTCTGCTAAGGCAATAGCCAATTGAATTAATAAGAAACTTTTACCAGCTTTGGAAGAGCCTGAAATGAGCATTTTGTGTCCAACACGAACAATACCTTCTATAAGTTGAGGTTCTAAGAATTCCTTTTTTGTACGAATTTGTCCACTAGTCTTTTCTTGAGGTAATTCATCAGTATTTCCTTCAGCAAAATCTAACCATTCGTTCCAGTTTCGTCTACCAATCTTTGTGTCAACCAATGTTTGTACGATACCTTTTCTAGTTACTCCTGGTATTCTTGATAACCTTGAAGGATTACGATTATTCTTATCGACTTTAAGCCCATTCTTATTTAAAAAGCCATATAGATATTCAACTCGTTTACGGTATTCTTCTGCATTCGTTGCATCCACCCTAACAATCGCATGTAGGCTTCTACTACCGCTATGAACTAAACAGGCGATAGGAAGTTCAAACTTACGATATAAAGCGTCTTGTTCAGGAATCGGCATATCATCAGATTCCACTAATGCATAGGTAAATCTTGTAATATTTTCATTCTTGACACCACTTCCATCAACTGGATTAAACCGAATCCATGCACCACAATCATCTTTCCAATCACCGATAACTGCGCCAAGATCATCTGGATGTTTTTTAAGTTGAGTAATCAGTTCTTTAGCTGTGCGGTCAAACTGTCCTTTTCCTGGCATCCACTTACCATCGGCATTTTGCCAAACATCGGTTGTTACATATCCTACGTATTCATCATCTTTAAATAATGTTTCAAGATAAGATACTAACTGTTCTGAGGGTGTCATATCATTTGTCGGATCATAAATTGCACCTGAACCATCGTATTCGATGATATCGTCCCATTCCATCAAGCCATCGTTAATTCTTGTGGGAGGTATCCAACCAGTATCTTTAGCATATTTTACAATTGTTCCACCAGATACGGGATGAGAGGAGCCGCTAAAGCCCCTCCATTTTCTATCGCATTCACCATCTTTATATCGAGTATCATTCTTACTCCACTCATCCCATACTGAACATTCATATCCTTCAGCTTTGAGTGCCATGCCTATGTTGATCCATTCTTGATAAGATAAATTTGATACATCTATTTGTTTCAAAGCTTCTAATATATTGTCCATTTAAATTCCTCCTACGGTTGATAACTAGTTGCGTCGATACCTCTTGGTAATATCCAACTATTAACTGAAATACGTGTAATCATTTTGCTTGCAGCTTCAAATGCCCACATACCAACATGTAAGAAGCCATAACGTTCTAGGAAGCGGATTTGTTTTGGCGTTGCAAGACCTTCTACTTGTCTATTTTTAAGTTTTTCAATCAGCATACTTGCCATACCACAACTTGTTACAGCCTCTGGATAAATACCATGTTTTTCTAAGTAATCAAGTTGTCTCTCAGTAGCTGGTCCCATCTCCCACATAAATGCTGGTTCATAATTCGCTAAATCTTCAGCAGCAATCGAGAATGCATATTGAATTGGATCAACTAGTTTTTGTTTCTTTCTACGCATAGATGCAAGCTCACGAGCAAGTGCGTCTTCACGTTCTTGAATAACATCTTTTTCTGCTTCTGTTTCAGCATCAAGTAAATCAATACCACTTTCTTTATCCATCATCATCTTGTCGATTCGTGTTGCCAATTCTGCATCTTTAGAAATCAGTGCAGATGGTCTGCATAAGTCATGGCGTTCAGTCATCCATAGAAAATCAAGTAATAGTAATTCTTTCTTATTCGGAGCAAGTCGCATACCACGACCTACCATTTGTTGATATAAACTTCTAATTTTTGTAGGTCTTAATACAATAATGCAATCGACAATAGGACAATCCCAGCCTTCAGTAAGAAGCATCGAATTACATAAAACATCATATTCACCAGCTTCAAAATCATCTAACACTTCGTCTCTATCTGTACTATTGCCGTTGACTTCAGCTGCTCTAATACCATGAAGATTGAGCAATTCACAGAACTTTTGAGAAGTCTTGACTAAGGGTAAGAAAACAACTGTCTTTCTACCTTTACAGTAATTAAGCATTTCAAGTGCAATTTGATTTAAGTAAGGTTCTAGAGCTGAGCCGATTTCACCAACCGAATAATCACCATTAGATACTCCGACATTGTGTATATCAAGTTCAAGTGGTATCATCTGCGCTTTTACTGGACAAAGATATCCCTCTTTAATCGCTTGATGTAATGAGTATTCATAAGCTTTTGAATCGAAGTATTTTCCTAAACTTTTTTGATCTGATCGATCTGGAGTAGCAGTTACCCCGAGTATATTTGCACCATCGAAATGTGTGAGTATTCTTTGGTATGTATCACTCATAGAATGATGCGCTTCATCTACAACAATCGTCTTAAAATAGTCCTTTGCAAAACCAGTTAATCTTTTCTCTTGGGATAAGGTTTGAACAGATGCAACAGTGACTAGTTTTGATGAGCCAATGGCACTGGACTCAGCCTTTTCCAAAGCTGAATCCAATCCACTGGTTTCCATTAATTTATCTGAAGCTTGTCCTAGCAATTCACCACGATGAGCTAAGATTAATGCTTTACTTCCATCTTTGGTTTCTTCTTCAACCACCTTTGAGAAAACGATGGTTTTACCAGTTCCAGTTGGAAGTACTAATAATGTTTTTTGATGCCCTTCTTTCCATTCGTTTCTAATTGCATCAACTGCTTCATTTTGATAAGGTCTTAGTTCCATAACGAACCCCTCCTAAAATGGAAGTGGCTCAAAGAACTCTTCGTTGTAATCGATGAATCGATCAATATCGTTTGTGAATTTCTCGTCACCTTGATTATTCGTGTATGAACGTTGTTTGAAATGTGCTCTACCGTTTGAACCGATGACTTTATTCCAGTCCATTGTAAGTTTTTCACCATGTTTTTTCTGACCTATGCATCTAAAGAATGCAGAAATACGCCATTCTAAAGAGCGATATAATAGTAGATCAAACTTAACAATAGCAAGACCTTCTTTGGTATCGACTTGAACAGTAATTGAAGCTTTATTACAAGCTGGTACTTTTGGTCCACCAGGAAATCTTCCTCGTTCAAAGTTTGTGACTGTAAAATTGTAATCACCTTCAGGAAGTAATATAAAATCCTGACCGTCAGTTTCAATGGAATCGTTCCAGTCCATCAACATATCTTTGTTTTCATTCATGATTATTGTTCTCCTTTTTTATTTTTTATAGTTTCGATGATCTTCTTCCAATTTGGAATGATCCATCGTGTGATAAAATCATCTGAATAGTTTGTAATAGGCTCTGTGTCTTCATAGTGACCTTTAGCTGCAACTATTTTTTGTAGATCTGCATCAGTGATTCCTGAATCTTCAATCATTTTTTCAAGTTTTTTGACTGTAGCTACACTAGTAATATCTTTTGGATCAGGAAATGGTACTTCTGGCTTGCTAAATTCTTGACCTTCAAAGAGGTGTGCAATGGACGTGAATTTCAGTTCAAGTTCTTCTGGTAAATCAAATCTGTTTTTCGCATCATAGGTAGGATTATGTGTAGTGTATAAAACGCGTTTTCCACCTTGAGCTTTTTTAGAATTGTTTTCTGTGGTGATGACATAAATCTTGTAGTTAACAAAGAATAATGCATCACACCATTCTTTTAAAAGCGGTGCTACTTGTTTTGAAAGTTTCATTTCATAGCGATCAAAGGCACCTTGTTCTTCTGGTAGTTCGAACTTTCTAGGCTTTGCATGAGCATTAATAACCACATTGATACCTACTTCAATAAGTTGATCCAAGAGTGTTAACAATTTAGAAAACTCATCAACCAAATAAACATAACCTTTACCGTAACCGAAATCTTCGATGTTATTTTTTCGATACTTTTCGCATACTGCATTTGTACAAAGTGATTCAGACCAATCCGCAGTATCTAAAACAAGAGTCTTGCAAATGCTTGGATTATCTTTAATTTCTTTCACAACAGAGATCAATTCATCCCAAGATTTATTACACTTAATTCTTCTAATGTCTAAGTTGCTCGTTCCACCTTCAGTATCTATAAATAGTGGGTCAGGGAATTGACTAGCAAATGTTGATTTACCAATCCCCTCAGGTCCATATATGACAATTTTTAATGGACGTTTTTCTTTACCTTCAATAATTTTTAACATTTTATTTATCTCCTTCTTCTATAATGGTTGCCTCTTCACGAGAATCTGTCTTTGGTACTAATACAATAGAGCCAGCCTGCATGGTAATGTATGCTCCAATGAGGCTATTGATTTTGTCTTTTCCGATGCGTTTGGTTAACTCGGTAATTCCAGCCACCTTTTTTGGTGCATATGGATCAATCTTTACCTCTTCACAAGCCTTGATGACCGCTTCTTCATCGGTTATCTTTCTTGATCCTTTGGAATGAACAAGTTTGAAATTAGACCACTTATGTCCATTGATTGCTTTCTTTAATGCAAATTCCTTCATATCTTCAGCAAACTGAATCATCTCATCAAGTTTTGGTAATAATGCTTCGATTTCTGCATCAGTTAAAGTTGAAAGTGTTCTGTTTGTTTCTTGGAATATTTCCATACTGTTTTCAGCTCTCTTCGCGCATATTGCTTTTCCCGCACAATAACGACAATACTTACCTGGTGTTGCTTCTGGATTACCTACTTTGGTTCTTCCTACAGCAGGGATTAATACGTTTGATTCAAACTGCAATAGTTCATCAATCGATATTTCATAATCACTTGTGTTAGAAATCACTGGTTGATAGATGACTAGTCTTACTTTTTTTACTGGATATAAATCCTTGTATGCCTTGTAAAAGTAAAGTGCATAAATACCAAGTTGTGAGTTAAACATTCCAGTGCTACTATCAAATGCTTGTACAGGTGTTCGACCAGTCTTTAAGTCAATGACTGTAAGTGTTCCTCCATCCACTGATGAGATAATGCCGCAATCCAATGTTCCGCCTGCATCTTCATCAAAATTCATATCAAGATGTTGTTCGATAACTACAAGTGGTTCACTATCAGAACGCTTCTTTTCAAACTCAATCGTATTG